GTATGCCTGTGCATTTATGCGGTTTAGAATTTCTTTTTTGACCGTCTTGTCGTCTGTTTCGTCGTACAGTTCAAGCAGTTCTTCGTACTGTTTGTCACTGTCGGCTATACTCATCAGCCGACGTGCCTCTTTTTCGGGTATATCGGTTGAAATATAGGCTTTAAACGTTTTCTCAATGTCATTGTTTACATTCTTGATTGCTCGCTCATATGCCTTAATTACACCGTCCTTAACACTGTCCGCTTGCGATTGTAAATATGTTTCAACTTCAACGGCACGTTTTACCCAATATGCCTTACTCTTCATTGTAGTTTACTTTCCTTGCCGAACTTTCAGTGATACGCATATCCTCGGCGGACTTTTCCGCTTGCTCTCTGCGTGCTATTTCAACTTCTTCCTTTGCGTCTGTTATAAACGGCAGACGCTCTAATAATGTTTCGTCAGACGCAAGACCTTTGAGGTAATTAATCATCTGTGCTATTTCAAGTTCGTTTGCAGGCAAGTTATATGTAAATCCTATATCAACTCTGTGCGACGGCACTTCTTTCATTGCGTTTAATGTCACTAAGAAATTGTTGTAAATCTCTAAACGTTTTCTTAATGTCTTAGCAAAATTACGTTCTTTGTTCTTGACGTGCTGTTCAAATCCCAACAGCTTGTACTTTATCGCTACACCCGACAAGTTGTTGCCGAAACTTTCGTCCGACAGGTCGGGAACGTGTGACAAACGGTGTATATCGTCCTTGATGTCGTCACGCAACACCTTTGTATCAGCCTCGTTCAGCACCTTTGACAGATACTCCGCTTTTGCGTCACCGTCACCCATTAAGATACGTTCTACCAATAGTTTTTTCGCCTGTTCGGTGTCAAGGTCGCAGTTACACAAAAATAACAGCGAATTAACGAATTGTTCCTTGTCGTTTATTCGGTCTGACATCAACACATTGTATGCGTCAATCTGTGTTATCAACTGTTCAAAATCGCCCTGCATTTCCGTATTATTTCTGTATTCGATAATAGGTACATCAAAAAAGTAATGTGGTTCAACATTTTGCAATGACAATGCCGTATAGCTGTCAAGACCTGTGTATGTATATATAAATGACTCGTCATACACACGACAAATACTGCCTGTGCAGTAGCCGTCAAGGTCGTATTTCTTGTAGTAATACACCGCAAACAACGGCTTTTCAAATGCCGACTGTGAGTAACATACAAATGTATGCTCCGGGTCCAATCGGACACTTCTCGGCTTGCTTTTTTCGTCCGCATAAATCAGTTCATATGCTTTGCCGTAAATGCTCATATTCTTTACAATTTCACTGTCCACACTCGGCATATCCTGTTCCAAATATTCGTTTTTGATTGCCTCAATATCGTATTCGTCCGACACCGCATACGTTACAGGATTGCCGACAAGATAACTCTGCGTCATATCCGTTATGTACTTTGCGTGATTACACATTATACGGTTGTTTGCCACGTTTTTACCCCTTTTTCTACGGTTTAAAATGCGGTGGTCGCCCATATAGTAATCGTGTAACAATCGGTATCTCTGTCGCTCTCGCTCGTGCCGTTCAATCAATTTTGTTATGATAAACGGTGTCACACCGCCTGCGACTATATCTTCATCAATTATCATATTCCGTACTCCTCTCTTGAATAGATTTTAGCTTTCTTATCCTTACGCCAACTCTCAACGCCGTATCTCAGAGCCGCCATTGCGTCATCAAATACATTGACAGGTTCATCAGTATACTCGCCCGACTTTTCATCAACTCGCCAACGCCATTGCTGTATCTCTTTGATTACATTCACGCAAGACGGGTGAATATGTATCTTTCTGCCTTTTAACCAGTCAATCTGCGATTGTATGCTGTTCGGATTTTTAACAACTGCCCTTGCGCGATAGCCTGCCTTTCGCCACATCTTGATACGGTCCGGCTCTGCACTGTCACACCACATTGCAAGACTTTTACTGAACTTCCCGTCAGCTTTAGTGATAATTTCGGTCGTATCCATTTCGTGTACATACAGTTCATTACAAACGTAAATATCGCCGTCCTTATAACCTAACGTTAATATGGCGTTTGCGTGATTAAATCCGAAGTCCTGTCCTATTGCCATAGCGTCAAAACGGCTCATATCTGTATCAAATTCTTCAATGCGATAGTTCGAGAATATCAATCCGCCTGTTTCGCCCCATTCGCCCAAGCCGTAAATCCTGTAGCCCTCAGGGTCAACTTCTTTACGACGTAGCATACGTTGTCTGTATGCCTCGTCACAAAATCGGTTTGTTAAATATGTGCTTTGGTGCGTTAAGACGTTATCGTCCTGTATGTCGAAAAACACTTTCTTTATCCAGTGACTTGACGATACAGGGTTAAATGTCAATTTTATCTGATAAAAAAGACCGTCGGGGAGTTCACCTCTCAAACGGTCATCTATAATTTCAAAATCCTGTTGCACAAGCTCCGTAGCCTCTTCAATCCATACGTCCGTTAATTTTCCGTTTGCAAATGTGATTGATTTCAGTTTTTCACGTTGCTTGTTGTCGTTTACACCACGAAATATAATCTTGTTGCCGTTTATACAGGTGAACGACAACGGACTTTGCGTAACTCTCCACGCTCTGCCAACGCCCATACGGTTTATGGCACTTTCAAGCTCCGCAAACGTACTGTCACGGTTTGTTATATCAGACTTTCGCACACATACAAGATTACGTCCCTTGTCACGCATTAAACGCAATATGTACAGTTGTGCAGTATCAACACTCTTACCGCTTCCGGCACTGCCTTTCATTACAACATAACGCTTTTTACATTGATGTACAGGCTTGAATATCGGATTGAACGGTACTGTTATTTTGTTCATTCGTCCTCACCACCGTAATCAATTTTAATGCTGTAGTCCATATCACCGTCAACGTTTAATTTTTCGGTGAATAACGCATAATATTTACCCAGCATTTCCGCCGCTTTGTTTACGTCAGACACCTTTGTCGGTATTTCAACACATATCGGTAGCTCCGCCTCGTCAGTGACTTTCTTGCCCTTGTCGTCATAGTGTGATTTACGTGCTTTGCACGTCACTACAACAGTTTCTAACTTCTCACGTCGCATAACGGCGGTTAACGTCTTTAACACCTCATCTTGTTTGGCAATAAGAGCGTCCTCTTTCTCTTTTAGCCGCTTTTGAATATATTCCTGAATTTCAGGTTTCTTCAAGTTCTCATTTCCAATCGAATACGCCGTCTTTTCCGAATACCCCGCTCTTAACGCCGCTTGCGTTGCATTCAAATCAATCAAATATTCCTCACAAAACAACTTTTGCTTTTCAGTCACTCTTATCACCTCACTTTCACATTTTCTGTTTGATTACATCGTATAACCGTTTTTTGTCATTGCACGTTTAAACGCTTTGCGTTTATGTCGACACTCGCACCAATTTTTATTATCCTCGTTCCATTTGCGTATGAACTTCTTGCGTTCTCGTTCGTATATTCTATTTCGTAGATATATTTTTATTCTTTCAAACATAGTTTTATCCTTTCTACCGTTTATATATTGCTTACATCAATCTTGCCACTCATCAGCTCCGGCAACAGTGCGTCCCGTAACTCTGCCAAATATCTATTTTCTTCAACGTTTAGATAATATATGTGTTGTTTCCACGTGTTAAATATCATCATAAGAATACTTGAAATATTTTCTTTGCTGTTGTTTGCGAATGTTATTTCATTTTTATTTTTTGTTGTTTTGAAATAATCATTTTTTACAATCTTTTCACCACATATTTTTTCTGTCAATTTTGAGAAATCATTATTTGTACCGTTGTCCTGCTTGAACAGTTCAATGTCAAATCCTAAAGACTTGGCGATTGTTTCGTTTATTGTTAGTTTACAAGTATTTTTTTCAGTTATAATTCTGTTAATATCCGCAACTATTTCGTTGTACGGTCTATGTGCATTTTCTATATTCTCAAACTCTATGTATCGGCTTGGCACCAATACATAATTATTGTTTTTTATTTCTTCAATGCTTACTGCCTTGCAGTAACCCGCTATATTTCCGTACTGTTCAATTTGTATTAATACATCTTGTATCTGACTTTCGGATATAATCTTGACCTCTTTTGCGTATGTCCTGTTAGTGTGACTTTTGCCGCCAAACTGTCCGTTTTGCATTCGTTGTTCCGTTTCATACCTCTGTCGCAGGTCAATCATTTCTATCGTTGAATGTTTTTTATTTTTGTTAAATGTTATAATACACGTTGGTATTGACGTAACTTCAAACATTTTATCTGGACATACAATTATACTTTCTATGAAATTCATTTCGACTAAATACTGTCTTATTTGCTTTTCCTTTTGATTGTCAGTGCTTAACACGCCATTCGGCAATATAAAACTTGCCTTGCCATTAATTTCATCTAACGCAGTCAATATAAACGCATAATTCGCATTACTTTCCGGCGGTACTTCACACTGTGAAAATCTATTCTGTAATTGTGCAAATACCGGCTGTTCCCATTTCATATTGTACGGCGGATTTGATATACAACAATCAGCTTTAAATTCACTCTTATCTACTTCTTTAACCGTTGCAAATCTATCACCCTTTTGCGTCCTGTATGTTTTGAAATTTTCATCTGACAATACATCACAATGGATAACTTCGGCGTCAATATTTCTAATTGCCAAATTAAACAACAAAAACGGAATAACACGACTATCATATTCTTTGCATATAAATTTTAAATCGTTATTCTCGTTCCATTTTTGGATTGTCAATGCTCCACTTCCCGCACACAAATCTAAACAAATTTTTTCATCTTTGGTTTTTGATAACTCTGCAACCGCTACCGCAAGGCTTTTCGGTGTGTAGTCTTGCATTTTTTCCTTGCGGTCGGCAAAATAATATTGAAATATCATTTGCATATAATCTATTGTTAAATCGGGACATATTAAAATCCAATCTTCGCATAGCTTTCGACACTTTTCCGCATTTAACAATGTTGATTTTAATTCATCAACAACATCTTCAATTTTTTCTATGCTGAAAACGTTCTTGAATTTTTCAACTAATTGCAATAGCTCCATAATTATGTCCCTTTCTTTATCCAAAATAAAAAACAGACTGCATATGATTAACACATACAATCTGTTTAATCTAATATCCCTATTCCCACCAATCACACGAGATATTCACCCATCATCTCACGATGATACACTACCTTTTTTACGAAAATAACGAGCGGTAAGATATAGAACACAAAATATTGCACTGTATATATGTTTTGCATTATTTTTTGTTTGCTCATTCTTTTCGCATTATAAATTATACCATAGGAAAAACGGACAAAACGGACAAGTTTAATTTTTTTTCAAAAATCTATTGACACGTTTTCTCACTGCGTCAGCCGAATTGCCACCACCCATCTTGAACGCTATCCACTGCCACGACGGCATTATCGTTCCGTCTATGTATCTGTATCGGAATATGCGACGTGTTTCACTGTCTGATATACCGGCAACAAACAATTCAATCTTGTTTTTCTGCCATTCTAATCGTTGACGTAATATAATATTATTCTCGTTCTTTTGCGTTGGCTCAACGCCCGATACAGAAATACAGTGTTTAACGTACGGGAACTCACTGTCAGAGCCTGTGACAGTTCCGTGTACTGTACTACTGTTTATTCTGTCATTTACCTCGTTTAATTCCGCTACAATACTGCGATACTGTTTTAGCTCTTCCTTTGTCAAATTAATTCCCCCTATGCTTTCTTATCCGGTACATATTCCGGACACTTTTCAATCCTATACGAATCGTACGTCTTGCGGTGTACCTTTTTAGCAGTCCAACCCTCCACAGGCTGAAAGCAACTGCTCCACGAACAATCGCCGCAAGCTTTCTGACACGTCTAACATAATTGTTCTGTCGACATTTGTTTTCCCTCCTTATCGGCTTATTGCATCGTTTCATCTAACCTTTGTTGATACTCCGTAAAATACCACGTCAGTTCATCTTTGAACACATTGATAGCCTCTTTCACTTTGTCTCTGGTCGAGAAGTGAATCTCACCAAAGCTTACAGGACGATGATAACTATATGCGTAAAGTCCTGCATCATTTCCTGCATCATCTTTTTTGTAGTCATAACCGATAGTGAATATCAGTTGCATAAGATCTCTCTTATTTACAGGTTCATCGTTCAGCGCTTGCCACTGACGTAGTTTACGCAACAACCTATCAGCTTTTGCGTTGTTTTCTGCTATTTTTTCGTCACTGTAATAGTTTCCATCAAAATACGCAGCCTTATCCGTTATAAGTCCCACATCACATGTATCATCTACACCACCAAGCACATTAACGGAATAGTATTCATCTCTATACTCAACTTGTTCATAACCCGTATTTTTTTTAGCAATCAAACCTAACTCTTTCGCTTGTTCTTTGCTGATTTCAGCCTCAATCGTCTTGCCATTCGCTTTAATTTCAACTTTCATTGTTTTATTTCTCCTTTATATAATTTCATAACTTTTTATTGTCACTTGTTTTTCAACATATTTAACTTTATACGGCTGGTTAAAAAACTCGTTTTCTTGACACTCTGTCAGACCCATCAACCAATCAACAGCATATAACTGTCCATCAACATCTATAATTGTTTGTATCTCTTTTTGCCAACGATGGTCATTACCCTTTATCTCGTCAACAAAATCGCCCTCATATACCAATTTTTTTATTTCTTTTTCAGATAACTCTTCTCCGTTTTTTAATTTGTTTATAATATCATTCATTATTCTATCTCTCCTTATCCTATTTTGATAAATACTCCATTTTTCTTGCTGTCTGCCGATGAACTTTTGAGATACATTATCTCGTCTATACGAACACCGCTTTCTTCCCCGTAACAATCTTCGGGATAAATTATAGATACATTCGCTTCTTCCGGTACACTATTCAATATTTCTAACATTTCTTTAACTTTCATTTTGTCCCTCACTTTCCGGTAGTTCAATACCATATTCCATTAATTTATCAACTACTTCATTTACACATCTTTTGCCTAAATTTCTTACATTCTGCAACTGCTCAACACTCTTGATGTCACCGAGTGTTTTCATTCCGG